TAAGCATTCCATTCGAAGGAAATGCACCAATCTATTATGGAGGACAAGAAAAAAAATTTACACCAAACGAACTCCGAGACTTGGGGCTTATCTTTGGTAAGTGGGAAGATGGAACTCACTTAATGATGCAGAACGGATGGTATGACGGAAACGTGATGAAAAATGCAGGTCCAAGCATGAGAGGAACAGGAAACCCAGAGGAAGAAATAAATAAAGAGCCACAAAGATTACTACTGGGAAGATACAACCAAGGGGTAAGCACATTTATTCCAATCAGCGCAGATTTAAGTGGAGCAAGCGCAACAACAATCAACCAGCTACGACAGGCAATAAGCGTGCAACAGTACTATGAAGCACTGGCACGTGGCGGCTCAAGATACCGCGAACAGGTACAGGCAATTTGGGATGTAATCATTTCAGATAAAACTGTACAGGTGCCTGAATATCTGGGTGGTGGACGCTATCACATCAACATAAACCAAATCGTGCAGACCAGCGGCCAGCAGACAAGCAACGACACACCTATCGGTGAAACGGGTGCAATGTCTGTAACACCTATCAACGAAAGTTCTTTCACGAAGAGCTTTGAAGAGCACGGCTTTGTAATCGGCGTATGTTGCGTAAGACACAACAGAAGCTATCAACAGGGGCTTGAGCGTTTTTGGAGCCGAAAGGACAGGCTAGACTACTACGTGCCGCAGTTCGCAAACCTGGGTGAACAGCCAGTAAAAAAGAAAGAAATCATGCTCACCGGTGAAGCAACAGACGATGAAACGTTTGGCTATCAGGAAGCGTGGGCAGACTACCGGATGAAACCGAACCGTATAAGCGGTTTGATGCGAAGCAACGCAACTGGAACGCTCGATTTCTGGCACTATGCAGATAATTACTCGACGGTGCCCACACTGTCGCAGGAATGGATGGCAGAAGGAAAAGAGGAAATTGCAAGGACGTTAATTGTAGAGGACGAACCGCAGTTCTTCGGAGCAATTCGCATAGCAAACAAGACAACTCGCAGGATGCCGCTTTACAGCATGCCCGGGCTGTACAAACTGTAAGAAAGGAGGAAGCCGGGAGAAATCCCGGCTATTTTAAAAAATGGCATTTTCACTTTTAGGAACACTAGGAACAATTGGAAATATCGCAGGAACAGTTGGAACAGTAGCAAATGCAGTAGGTTCACTAGGAAATGCGCTTGGTGCATGGGGACAAGTAGGCCAAAGCCAAAGCCAAGGCGGAAGCACACAGCAAGGCGGTGGAAAAAGCCAAAGCATGAGCAAATCCGGAACGAATGACGAACAAGTAATGCAATACCTAAAAGGCGCATACCAATATCAGAACGCAGAAGGGCAAAGGCAAAGTCAATTTAATCAAAGGTCAATGCTGGAACAGATGGGCTACAACACATTGGGAGCAATCGCGCAAGGCATATACAATCACATCGAGAACAGCGCGGCAATGGGCTTTAACTCAACGGAAGCAATGAAAAACAGAGAATGGCAAGAACACATGTCTAACACAGCCTATCAAAGGGCAGTTGCAGACATGAAAGAAGCGGGCCTTAATCCTATACTAGCATTTCAAAACGGCGGCGCAAGCACGCCGGGAGGTAGCGCAGGAACGATTTCAGGCGCAAGCATGGGCGCACCATCGTCAAGCGCGTTAGGAGTAAGCAGGGCAAGCGGATTTGTACCAAACTCGTACAGCAGTGAAAGTTGGTCACAAAGTGATTGGTACAACGCGGCGCAGAGCTGGAACCAGATGTTAAGCAGTACAGGAATGACACCGCTTGGATTACAGGAAACACTATCTAACATCGGTAAAAACGCAGGAAACGCAATCGACAACGCAATCGGAGCAGGCAGAAAAACAGGCGAAAAATTAAGAGGAAACATGAACAAAGCCATGGACAACGTAAGAAATGGACACGGAATTGACAACATCACAGGTAATAGAAACAGAGCCGGTGGTGGAGCAGGAAGGAGCAAATAAAAAATGAGCTGTTATAAGCCGTTAATCCGGATATACAGCCCAGAAAACAGAGAAATTAGCGGGCAAGTATATTCACTTGCCCGCTTTTCTGAAAGAGTGGGCAAAAAATTAAGATATGAAGATTTGATGTATGAACCAAAGGTTATGTTAATACCTTGCGGGCAATGCATCGGATGCAGAATACAACAAAGAGAGGACTGGACAACAAGAATAGAACTTGAAGCCAGACAATGGCCCAAAGAACAGGTATGGTTTATCACATTAACATATGATGATGAACACGTGCCGGGAATGATTCTTAAAACGGGCGAAATCATGAGAAAAGTACAATATGTATGGAAACCGGGAAAAAATTCACCGGAAAGTGTGCAAACATTACTATACACAGACGTACAAAAATTTTTAAAAAGGCTCAGAAGGGCATACAAATCAAAATTAAGGTTCTTCTGTGCAGGAGAATATGGAGAGCAAACGGCAAGGCCGCACTACCATATGATACTATACGGATGGGAACCAACAGACCTGAAACAGCTGTACAAGATTCACCACAATGGGTATTACACGAGTGAATGGATGCAAAAACTATGGGGAAACGGTCAAATTCAAATAGCGCAAGCTGTGCCTGAAACATATAGATATGTTGCAGGATACGTGACAAAAAAAATGTACGAAATTAACGACCAGAAAGCAAATGCATACTATAAGCTGGGACAGCAAAAGCCATTCGCGTGCATGTCACTTAAACCGGGACTAGGAGATGCATACTATCAAGAACACAAAGAAGAAATCTGGAAACAGGGATACATTCAATGTACCAACGGAAAGAAAGCACAAATACCAAAGTACTATGAAAAAATGATGGAAAAAGAAAACCCTGAAAGGCTTTGGAGAATCAAGCAGAACAGACAAAGAAAGGCAATCGAGCAAAAAAGGCTACAGCTAGAAGGCGAAGACTACAAAAAGCAGTTAGAAACAAAAGAGCGTGTCACCAAAAAACAAACGAAAAAACGTGGAATACTCTAATCAGTGTCACCTAGGCCAGTACCTATCAAGTAAGGTACTGGCCTTATTCGCGCGCACACGCGCACGCGTAAACGCGCGCACACGCGCACGCGTATTTATAATATTAACTTGTTGTAGCCGTAGTAGTAGAGTATGTGGAAAAGTTGAAAACAGATAATTTTGAACGTTAGAACGTTAGAAAACAATAAAAACAACTGTTAAAAGAATTGTTGAAAAAATGTTGAATTGTTAAAACACTCTGTTGTGCTAAAGCTTAACAATGTGGAAATGTTGAAAACTCTGTGGAAAATGTTGAAAGAACGGCAAATAGAGCAGGGTGAGCGGTGGCGGCAAAGCCTGACGGAGCGCGCCAATATTTGAAGATGTGCGCCTGCGGGCGAGAGTTTAACGGCGCTCCTACTCTAGGAAAACTTTTCTAAAAAAATTAGAAAAAAACCTTGACAAAATCCAAAAAATATGATAGAATATAATTACAGAAAGGAAGGTGCTAAAAATGAAGCACAAATACGAGCTAAGAGCATGGAAAGACGACTACACAATGACCACAGTATTAAAAATCAACGCAGAACCGAAAGACGCAAAGCGAAGAGCAAGGAACTACGCAAACGAACACAAAGGAATCTATTCACTGTACAAAGTCGAAGAAGTAGAGATATATTTTACTGAAAAAAAGAATTGACAACCGGGATTTTTCATAGTACAATAAAGAAAAGGAGCGGCAGAACATGGAAATCAAGGCATATGTAGTAGAAAAAGAAGGAAACAAAAAAATTGCAGACCACTTCAAAGTAAAAGAATTTGCGTGCAAAGACGGAACGCCAATTGTATTCGTTGACGAATATTTAGCGGTCATTCTAGAAATCGCAAGAAAAACAATCAAAAAACCAATCATAATCACAAGCGGATACCGCACAGTAAGCCACAATGCGAAAGTGAACGGAGCAAAATACAGCTTTCATACAAGAGGTATGGCAGCGGATATCAGAGCAGACGGCATAAAGCCGAAAGAACTTGCAAAAGTACTAGACAAAATAGCACCAAACAGCTGCGGTATCATCGTATACGACAGCTGGGTGCATTTTGATACACGAAACACAAAATACAGAAAGGGGGTATAAACAAATGGCACTTATCAGTATCAAAGACGTCAAAGAAGCAATCAAAATTATGATGAGCATTCTTGAAAAGTTGGACGAGATTTATCACGCCCTGCACGACCAGACGAACAAAAAGGAGTAAGCAAAGATGATTGCAAAATCATGGAACATCAGAGACCAGACCGAAAAAGATTTATCTGAATTGCTTGAAAAGAAATACAAAGAGATCGAGAACGATTACAAGCTCCTGCGAAAAATCAGCGAGATTGAGACCGCAAAAAAGATGATGGATGAAATCTGGCAATGCAAAAGCTTTACCAAAGCTATCGAGCTAGAGCTAATAAGAAGAGGATTCTATAATGGGACGACATCGTAAAGTAATGCGCGGCGCAAAAGACCGGCGCATGTTCAACGTGACCGCGCGAAAAACGAAAAGTATCAACCTGAGCCAGAAACCAATGCGCGGCGGCATCCGGCTGTAAGAGAAAAGGAGAAAAACAATGGAACACATCTATTATGGCGTCTGGGACAGCGTAGCAAAATGTTACGCATGGATTGGTGAAAGCAAAAATGACCAGACGTTTGCACGCATGTGCAATGTAATGCAGAAGGACGAAAAGACCTTTATCGGCCAGTCACCGCAGGACTACACCGGATACAAACTGGCAGTGTTCAACGACGAAAGCGGAGAATTCACCAACTGCAAAGAAAA